TATGCGGCGTTACGCGACACAGATAGCCCAGGACAGCTTGATGCAGTTTGACGCTGCTATCAACGTCAACGCAGGCATTGAGGCAGGCGCTACGAAATGGAAGTATTACGGCGATATCATTAGGGATTCTAGGCAATTCTGCAGAGATCACGTTGGTAATACCTACACCACAGAAGAAATAGAGGAAATCTGGCAAGGCTCTTGGTCTGGCAAAAGCTCTAGCGATGCCTTTACCGCCAGGGGAGGCTATAACTGCCGCCACCATTGGCGTCCTATCATAGATGAGGATGATGTAGACCAGTTTACGCAGCCAGTCGTAGAGCCAGAGCCAGAAGAGGAAGAGGTAAGCCCTGATCTGCCACCTGTAGAGGCTAAGAGCAAAAGCACTAAAGCAATGACCGCCCAAGCAGAGGCAGCCAGCAAGGCCACCTCGCCAGATCGCTCTGATGCCGCCTATTTAGACCGTGACGGCGAATTGCCGGTTAGGTTCAAGGCTAATACCCGTAAGCGTGGCCAGCTCAATAGGGACGCAGCCCTGGCTTCCTACGGCAAGGTGTCGATTGGCAGCCTGGGGCCAGAAGGTGCCGCAATCCTTAATCAGCTGCTGAAAGAAACTGCAGACCTCGGGAAGCGCTTTAAAACCCCACCAATCAGAGGGATTAATGCGCTGAGAGGTGACAGTGCAGCTGCTAACATGGGCGACGGCGTTATGGGCATTAAGGCGGCGTATTTCAACAGATACGCAGGCCAAGCCTACACGAGTCGTGAAAAGCGACAGGTCAGCCTGGCTGCAGCTAACGCTAAATATGATGAGCTAAAACAGGATTTTCAGCAGGCTTATTCAGAGTCCTTGGCGCTCAGAAGCGCTCTAAGCGAAAAATACGGGGGGCTTGGCGCAGCAAGTAGGAGTGATGAGTGGGCTGATTATATTGCGTTACGAGATGCAGCAGAGAAAAAGCGCAAGGCGGTCAACAAGCAGGCTGATATAGTCAACGCGCTTAATGACCAAAATAGAGAACGGCAGATTAGCACCTTTGCCAGAGGCGATGATTTGGCCGAGCGCCCACGATTGGCTGGCTCATACTTTGAGAATCCTGCAGATGAGCTGCGGAGCGTCGTTTATCACGAATATGGCCACCTAGTGCACCAGGAGTCCTGGCGTCAATTTACTGACAAGGACAGCACATCATTTGAGCGATACCTGGCAAGTCTATTCTATGGGCCAGGAGGGCGAAGAAATAAAGATAGATTTTTCCCTACCAAATACTCAGAAACAAACCCAGAGGAATGGTTTGCAGAGAGCTTTAGCCTGTACAACATGGGCAGAAAAGACCTGGTTGATGAGAAGCTGGTAGAGCTTTTAGATGCAATCGCAGCGAGCAATGGCAGGCTGCGGGTGTTTGATGGTTGGGACTTTGATAAGGGGAGGCCAGTATAATGAGCGCAGCATTTAATGAGGCAGAGCGGTTGGTGCAGGAAAACCCCATGCCGCCAGATATCATTGAGCTTTTAGACAATTTGCGAGAAGATATTGACCCAGATGAGCAGGACGACTTTTTCTGGTTTTATGAGGCAGCATCCCTGCAATCAAGATTAATCACAGAGGAGGATTAGATATGCCAGGACATTATGGACGCAAGAAGAAAAAGAAAAAATCCCGCTAATTTGATAAACTTAACCCACTCCGTAGGAGGTTCGTTACATGAGCGACGAAATCATGGCAGAAGCGGCTACTGAGGCCGTAGAGCAGGAAGTTGTAGAAACTCAGGTACTTAAGACATTTACGCAAGAGGAATTGGACCGGATAGTGGCTGATCGGGTTGCCAGGACAAAAAGGCAATACGATAAGAAACTAGAGGGCGTGGACTTAGAGGAAGCGCGGCAGCTGCTGCAGGAGAGGCAAAATGCTGACCTGGAAAAGCAGAAAGAGCGCGGAGAATTTGAGTCTATCCTTAAGCAGACTGTTGAAAAGAAAGATCAGGAGATTAGCAGTTACAAGCAGCGGCTAGAGGCTACCCTGGTTGACCAGGCGCTATTGTCGGCAGCGGCGGGTAACGGTGCGGTATCTCCAGATCAAGTCAGTCAGCTGTTGCGTGGCTCCGTTGCGCTATCTGAAGATGGCACTGTCGAGGTATACGATGCAAATGGGACGCCACGGTACGGGGACAATGGCGATCTGCTAACTGTGCAGCAGTTAGTGGCAGAATTTTTAACGGCTAATCCGCATTTTGTGAAAGCATCGGCAGGCGGTGCAGGATCAAGCGGAGCGGCTGGAGGTTCTACGAGCAAGCCTTTAAGTTACTCGGAAATGTTAAACAAAGGCGAGGAGGGTATGCGCTTATTCCGCGAGCAGAAGCTGCGAGAGGCTGCCCGATAACTTAAAGGAATCTTAAAATGGCTAATGAAACTACTTCAACAACTTTAGACGATCTGTTTGCGAATATCATTCTGCAAGCACGATTCACCGCAGAAGAGCAGTCCATCATGCTTGGGCTGGTTACTCGTTATGACATCGGCAACGTGGCAGGCAAAACTGTCCAGGTGCCTAAGTATCCTGCAATCTCTGCTGCTAACCTCACGGAAGGCACTGACATGAGCGCAACGCAGGTATCAACGTCTAGCGTAACCGTAACGGTTGGCGAAGTTGGCGCACAGGTTGTGCTGACTGACCTGGCTGCTATGGGCGCTGGCAACCCTGCTGCAGAGCTGGGAACCGTCCTGGGTAACGCTATCGCTACCAAGATGGATACAGACCTCATTGCTCTGTTTGATGGCTTCAGCACTTCCTTGGGTGCTACTACTCAAGAAATCACTGTTGCTGACATCTTTAACGCGGCTTCACGTTTGCGAGCGGCTAAGGCTCCTGGCCAATACTCTGCTGTATTGCACCCGTATCAGGCTTATCAGCTGAAGGCCAACATGACCAACACCTTTGCAAACCCCAATGGCGGTGACTTGCAGAATGAGGCTATGCGGTCTGGCTTTATCGGCACTGTTGCTGGTGTGAACATCTACGAGTCAGCCAACGTCAGCATTGATGGCTCTGGTGATTCTAAGGGCGCTGTATTTGCTCCCGAAGCTATCGCTATCGCTATGAAGCGTGACTTCAACATTGAGACTGAGCGCAACGCATCTCTGCGTGCATTTGAGTTGAACGCTACTGCCGTCTATGGCGTTGCAGAGCTTGATGACTCCTATGGCGTAGAAATGTACTTCGACGCTGGACTCTAAGGTACTCGCGCCCCTACGGGGGCGCTTTCCCTTATGGCTATTGTATATCGTGGTGAACGCTTTGAGGACTACAACGTGCCTAAGCGCACCAGGAACCACCCCACAAAGAGCCACGCAGTTCTGGTTAAAAAGGGGGACATAATCAAGCTGGTCAGATTTGGAGGCCAGGGCGCAAAGACTTATCCCCCAAGGGACGGAGAGTCAGAGCGCGATAAGGCAATGCGAAGAGCCTGGTATGCCAGGCATGGCGATACCTTAAAGGGCGCAACTGTTCTGGACGCAATTTATTGGGCTGCGAAGGTGAAATGGTGAGCTGATGGCATTTTCTACTGATTACAACTTGCAAGAGATCGTGCCAGACATCCTGAGCTTTGGCATAGAAAACTTCATTGATGAGCACGCGACTGCTCAGGCAGAGCTTACCCGCGAGATTAGAAACCGCTGGTGGCATCGTCGCGGTATTGCTGGCGAGATGGACGCAACTAAGCTAACAGACAGCCAATGGACAAAGGCTAATAGTTACTTGGTGCTGTGGAAGTATGCGCTGCCTAAGCTGACTAACTGGGTCGATAATGACCGATTTTTAGAAATGATTGATTTCTATAAGGCCAGATATGGCGAAGAGCTAGAGGCCGTTTTTGCTGATGGAGTCGAATACGACACTGACGCAGATGGCTCTGTGGCTGATAGCGAGAAAAAGCCTTTGCCAACCAATAGGTTAGATCGCTAATGGCATTAGTGCCAACAATTAAAACAACGATCACGCCCAAGGATGGCAGCAAGCTAACCGAGCGCGAACGGCAGCTAATTAAAGAGCGCACCCCACTAGGATTGAGCAGGGCAGCGCTTAAAGGCATTGAGATTATTCAGAATAGGTTAGACCAGGGGGAAGGGCCAGATGGCGCTCTCAAGCCCTACAGCTCTGCCTATTTGCAGCGGAGGAAGCAGCGCAAGCCAATAGACGGCCAGGCTCCTACGTTTAGTGATCCCAGCACTGTCAATCTTACCTGGTCAGGCAATATGCGGGGGTCTATAACCAGCGACTACAACCAGCGATTCGCTCGCATATTCTTTGCCAGGGCCGCAGAGGGCAAGAAAGCAGCCATGCTGCAGAAAAGCCGTCCTTTCTTTGGGTTGAATACCGAGGATGAGGCCAGGCTTACCGAGGTGTTCCGCAAATACGTCTTTAGAGGGTTTGAGCGATGAGCACCAGAGAAAACATAGCACTCAACCTGGTCACAACCATAGGGGCAAGCGCATCAGACTATAAGTTCAAGCTGGTCACTAGAGAGCCTTTTGATTTTGATAAGCTCAGCAATGCCCAGTTTCCTGCAGCGCTTATTCGCAGCTCCAGCGAAAACCGCGAAGATGCGACTATTGGCGGCTCTTTAACGCAGCGCACAGCCACGATTGACTACCAGATTGTTTGTTACGTTAAAGGTAAGGATATAGACACTGCCAGGAATGCCGTTATTGAGCAGGTTGAGGAGCGGCTGGACGCAGATCGGACTAGAGGCGGCTATGCCCTAAACACCCAAGTTATTAGCATTGAGACTGATGACGGTAGTATAGACCCAGTGGGCGGGGTTATAATCACGGTACGCTGTGTTTACCACTTTACCAGGGGATCAACTTAATGATCGAAATGACGCATGACAGCGGGGACACCATATTGGCGCACCCGTCAAAGGTGGAAAGTTTGAAAAATATGGGCTGGCGTTTAGTAGGGGAAACCCCTGAGCCTGAGCCTGTCGAAAAGGATATTGAAGAATCCGAGGAGGATTAATTAATGGCTACTCATGCAGGAAGTGAAGGGGTCGTAAAGGTTGGCGCAAATACTGTTGCCAATGTCCGGTCATATAGCCTGGAAGAAACGGCAGACACCCTGGAAGAAACCACAATGGGCGCGTCTGCTAGGGCGTTCCGCGCAAGTCTTACCAGCTGGTCAGGCAGCGTTGATGTTTATTGGGATGAGACAGACACCACCGGCCAGGGCGCGTTGACTGTTGGCTCCGAGGTGACGCTTAACGTGTACCCAGAGGGCGATGCTGCTGGCGATACCTACTACACTGGCACTGCCATTGTAACGGGCGTAAGCAAGGCGGGATCGTTTGACGGCATGGTTGAGCAGTCTATCTCTGTCCAGGGCGATGGCGCTCTGACATCTACGACGGTCTAATTTATGTCAGTCCTTGAGAAAGCGAAAGCTCACTACCAAGCTAAATTATCTGCTGAACCTCGCCCTATCTCTATCCCTGAGTGGGAGCTGGAGGCGTTTATTAAGCCAGGCATTTCTTTGGAGCGTCTTGGCGAAATTATGCAGGCTGCTAACGAAAACAAGACTGCCGAGGCGATGGTGCTAACCATTATCTACCGGCTGATTGATGAGGAAGGTAAGCAGATATTTAGAAAGATAGATCGGCTGGAGCTTCTCAAGGCCGTTGACCCTGATGTGCTGGCTGAAATTGTTAATAAAATCAACAGCTCAGACCCCAGCGCAGAGGATATTGAGGGAAACTAAAAGCCGACAGCGATCTACAATTCTGCTATAGCCTAGCAGAGCATCTGCACAAGACTGTCGGCGAGATCATGCAGATGGACGCCAGGGAGTACCAGGGCTGGATTACCTGGTTTCAAATGAGAGAGGCTAATGGCAGAAAACATCCTAATTAAGATTTTTGCAGATGATCGCACGCAGGCTGCATTTAAGCGCGTAGGTGCGGGATTCTCAAAGATGGCCAAGGCATCCGCTGCGATGTCTGCCGCTGCTGCCGCTGCTGCTACCGTCTTAACCGTCAAGTCCATGAGGGCTGCGGATGAATTAGGCAAGACGGCTGACAAAATCGGCGCAACCACAGAAGCCCTGGCTGGCCTGCAGCTCGCAGGAGAAATGTCAGGCGTATCTATCGAAACCATGAACATGGCGCTGCAGCGCATGACCAGGCGCGTATCAGAGGCCGCTATAGGCACTGGTGAGGCCAAGGGTGCGCTGTTAGAGCTAGGCATCGACGCAGAGAAGCTAGAGCAGCTGCCGCTAGATGAGCAGATGGGCGTAGTGGCTGATGCCATGCAGAACGTGGGCAGCCAGGCTGATCGCGTTCGTATTGCTATGAAATTGTTTGATAGCGAAGGTGTGGCTCTGGTTAATACCTTGGCGGGAGGCTCTGCGGAGCTGGCCAAATTTGCCGAAGAGGCAGAGCTGCTTGGGCTGGCTCTTAATCGCACTGATGTGGCCAAGATTGAGGAGGCTAATGATGCCATGCTGGCAGCTCAGGGCGTATTTGTTGGCCTGGGCAATCAGCTGGCTGTGGAGTTCTCGCCAATCGTTGCTGCGGTGGCCACTGACTTTAGAAATGCCGCCATCGAAAATGCTGAGTTTGGCAACGTAGGGCAGAGGGTTGCTGATGCAGTCCTGGGGGCCATTGGCAGGCTATTAGACGGCTATCTAGGCGTTAAAGTCATGCTCATGCAGCTCAAGGTGCTGGGTTTGGAGATGGGCGCAGCAATCCTGGATGGCCTAACAAGTGCTGGCGCTGGCATTGACTTCCTTATTGAGAAATACAATATCCTGGCTAACAGCGCAGCTGGCTCTATGCTGGGTCTTGAGGCTGTACCGGCTGGCGTTGAGAGATCAATGCGAGAGGCTGCCCAGAACCTGCTCCAGAGCGCCCTGGAGACACAAGAGGCCATTATTGAGATATTGTCATCAGGCAACCCTAGCGAGAACCTGGTGGCCGCATACGAGGCCATACAGCTGGCAGCGCAGGAGACTGCGGAGGTAGTCGCTACCGCTAATGAAAATATGTCTATGTCTACGCAGACCAAGACAGCGGAGCAGGTAGAGAACGAGAAAAAGCTGGCTGAATTTAACGCGATGTCTGCCAAGGATCAGACGCGCACAGTGATTGATGAGGCTAATAACCAGTTTACTGCGCTAGGTCGCCAGAGCCGCAAAATGTTTGCGCTGCAAAAGGCTGCCAAGATAGCCCAGGCGATTATGAATACTTATACCTCTGCCACCGAAACAATGGCAAGGTATCCATTCCCTATTAACATTGGCCTGGCTGCACTGACGGTAGCTAACGGTATGGCTCAGGTTGCACAGATCAGGGCGCAAAGTTTTGAGGGTGGCGGCTTTACTGGGTTTGGCGCAAGGGCTGGGGGCATTGATGGCAAGGGCGGTATGCCTGCAATCGTTCACCCTAATGAGACAATCATAGATCACACTAAAGGCGGCGGCATGGGCGCAAGCGTGACATTCAACATTAACGCCAATGATACCGAGGGCTTTGATGCGCTGCTGGTCGAGCGCAGAGGGCTGCTGATGTCTATGATAAATGAGGCAATGGAAGATCAAGGAAGGGCGGCACTGGTATGAGTTACCCTACAAGCCCAGAGTTCCAGGCTGTAGATATTCGCCTGGTCTACAACAACGTCAGATCACAGACCCGCAGTGGTCGCACTCAGGTGCGGAATATCGGGGCAGGTTACTGGACGTTTAGCATCCGCTACCCCAGGCTGCGGCAAACTGATTTTGCGCCTATATACGCCTTCCTGGCAGCCACCAGAGGCGGCACAGACTCTTTTAGCATTACCCCACCTTCTGCTATTAGTGACAGCTCTGGAACCGCTACAGGGACGCTCAGGGCCAATGGCGGGCATTCGGCTGGGGATCGGACTATTGCAATGGATGGAATCAGCGGAACCATTAAGGCTGGCGACTTTATCAAATTTGCGAATCACACCAAGGTTTATATGTGCACGGCAGATTTTAGCTCTGGGACTATGACTATTGAGCCTGGGCTTTCTGAATCTGTGGCAGATAATGAGGTGGTGACGTTTAACAACGTGCCATTCCAGATGCGCCTGGCTAGAGATGTGCAGGAGTTCCGTATTGCTGGCTATGAGCAATATATTATTGAAGTCGATCTGATAGAGGCCGTCTAATGCCTAGAACAGTCAACGCAACAATGCTGGCTGCGCTGGCCAACGATGGCTTTACGATGGCGCATCTCATCTATTTGGGGATTAGCTCAGGGTTACGGGTGACAAGCCATGCCTCTGATATATCCTGGGATGGTCAAACATGGGATGCCTCGCCATATCTGCTAGAGGTGGGCACGCCTTCAGAGTCCAGGGACTTGCGAGTTAATCAGCTTGGCATTCAGTTCTCTGGCGTTGGCCAAGCGTACCAAAGCATTTTTCTGCAAAACGATTGGATGAATAAGCCTGCAACAGTGTGGCTGGTTGTGCTCGATTCCAATGGCGCAATCACTGGCGCACCGCTAGTGGTCTTTAATGGGCAAATTACTAACTGGCAATTTACAGAGTCCAGAAAAAACTCCAAGGTTATTGTGTCGATTTCATCTCATTGGGCTGATTTCCAAAAGACCCAGGGCAGGCTTACTAATCTCAACTCTCAGCAATTTTACTTTTCTAGTGATCTGGGATTTGAGTACGCAGCGCACACTGTCCGTGATATCAAATGGGGCCGTAAGTAATGGGCTTATTTTCTAAGCTATTCAAG